ATAGTTCTATTATCAGATAAAGATAAACAATATTTAGTATGATTAAATAAATAATTAAAATTATTTTGCAGAACTATGAGGCCATTTATTATTTTAGCCTTATTGGAGGAATCGAAGGTTGGTAGTAGTTTAATTTTTTCTTCATTGATAATTATAGAATAATCTGTTGTGATATTTTTATTAATAGGTAATCCCGGAACTATATAAAAATAGTAGTATTCTTTATTATATAAAATAATAGAACCGCTATCTAAGCCCACCTTTTGTTTAATATTTTTTTTACTATTGATAACTAATTCAATAGTATCTGATGGACTAATATTAATATTATACTGATCTTTAGGAATCAATATAGTATTATATATATTGTATATTGGTATATATACTGGTGGATTAAGATGAGAATAATCCTTCGTTGTCCTGTACGAAATATCTATCATGGGCAAGATGGTTTTACATAACTCCTTGATAATTTATAAGTAGAATTTCCTATTGTCTCAACATCATTAACTTTGAACCAACAATTAATATCCACTCCCTCTTCAACTATTAATTTTTCTAATTCTTTTTCTGCACAATCTCTCAATCTACTCACTGTTTCTTGTTTAATATTAGCACTACAATTTTTACGATTTAAAATAGCATCAATAGTAATATCATATTTTTCAGGAGATACGCAGCATAGATTCTGTATTAGTGCTCCTTTACTGCCTCTACCAGGGATAATAATTTCAACAATATTATCGTGTGGTTTATCATGAGTAATAGAAACATCTAATTTTGTTGCTCCTGCGACCTCACAATTAGGAGCATTAGATAATACGAATGAGAATGTTATTTCCCCAGAAGATAAGTTGCGTCCAATCTGAGAACTAATAATTCTCATAGAGCATAATTCTGGAGGTGGTGGAGTTGCTGTTGTTGGTGTGCAAACTTCATTACTTGAACTGTATGGACAATCGTCTTCTATGTATCCGTTAGGATATGGCTCTTGACCAGAATAACAACTGGCTATTTCATTTAATATATCTGGATTATTAATTTTACTTAAAAAATCTTCAGCAAAATCCATTTTTCTATTGAACTCACAACTTAAATCATCAAAACCAGTAGACGAGAGCTGAATAATTTCATCAAAATTATTATCAACAAGACCATTTATAGTACCATTGATTGTAATAGTTTCTTCATCGGTAGTTAATTGATGATCGATATTTAATGATGTAAATACATCAGGATTTAAACATCCACTTGGTCTATAAATAATTTCTCCACTAATATTTATACTATTCTCTGGTGGATTTATTTCTATAGTTCTAAAATCCATATAAGAATTACCACCAACGTATTGAGCAAATGCTGGTATTATTTCTTGTGTTGGTGGGTCGTCATAAGAATTCATATCAAATAATGACCCAGATCCTAAATCAGCAAGATCTTTTAATCTTTTGCGTAGATATTTTTCGGCAGCCTCTAGTCCATACACTCCTGTTGGTGGCGTGGCTTCTGTTTCTTCATTACAAACACATTCAGAATCATTATTAGATGAACCTATACCAGCAACACTAATATTAAAATTTACTTTTATATGCCTATTACCAAATCCATCTATATCTTCTGGATACGAACATGGAGCTCCCCAATTATAAGTATCATCATTTATACTCCACGATATTTGTTCAGATAATTGTTTTAAATTAAAATCATCTTCTTCATCTGTACTGTCATCTGGTATAACAATTCTATCATCTGTTAATACGGAATTTGAGTATAGTTCTATTTCTATAGAATAGGGAGCGATATTAACCCATGTTGGTTGATTACCTTCACTAGCAGAAACACTAATAATTTTACCATATCCATTAATTAAACCAGATGAGCATTTAATAACTACGCAAACACATCCTTTTAATTGACCAAGTTCTAATATATCTTTTAATCCTGTGCCAGCACCTTCACCATCAACAACTCCATTAAAACTGCTACCAACAGCAGTTCCATTTAGTGTTACTTTTAAAACACCACCAATAGTCTTATCTCCACTTTTATACTTTTCTAAATTAAGATTAACAAATGGTGCTGGTATTAATTGTTTAGTTCCAACGACAACACTAGCTCCTACATCTGGAGGTCCACCACCATTAAAAATAGTTGAAACATCACATGTTGAATTGATAATTGGCATTTATAAGCTCCTCTAAACTATATTCTTTCTATTTCCCCAAGAATTCAAGGTATCATATAACTTATCCTGAATAGTACTCTGTAATTCACCTAATACTTTATTATCCAAATTACCAGTATTTTCTACTGTTAGTGGAGTATCGAATGTTACATTAACATTGCCAGATGATGTTTGATTTATTTTAATTACACCCTCTGGACCAATACGACTAGCTAGTGTTTCTACAGCAGTTTTTAATGAATTAGCCACAGGTTCCAAGCTCTTAACAGCAGAGGCTAGTGAGGATATGTTACTATTCTCGCCTGTTATAGCTGTTGCTAAACTATTTATTGCTCTTAGAGAATCGCCGTTAAGAGATGCTGATGGTATTGTGGCTCCAGCGCGACCTCCACCTCCTTGCGGTGTTGGGGGAGTTCTTTGTCTTTTTGATGCTTCAACTTCTATATTTCTAAGAAATACATTTAAAAAATTACCTATATCTAAACGATATTTTTCTAAACCTATTTCAGATACATTTAATTCTCCTAATTCTTCAACTCTATTTCTAATTAATTGAGTAACATCACTAATAGTTCCGCCAGCACTTAAAATTTTTGCAGCTTCACTACTTAATGTTCTAATTTGATTAGTATCAAACAATGGCTCTATTGCTGGACCCATACTACTCATTCCACCAGGTCCCCCTGGAGCTAAATATCTGTCTCTTAAGGTTTGTATACTTGATAATCTATTAAAGATATTTTCTAATGCTTTTAAACTTTGTCCACTAACAACACCAGTATCTGATAATGCTGGTGTTCTTAATCTGCTAGCCAAATTTTGCACACTTTCAACAGCTAATATAGCAGCTACGTCGAAATCTGTTTTAAATTTCGTAAAACTAGCAACTATACCTTCTTGTCTGAGATCTATTTCATTTTTAAGATCATTGCGCTCCGCATTCTGAGCTTCTCTTGTTTGGGAAAAAATTCCTGTTAAAGTTTGAGCTAGCGCGGTCTCAAATCCTCCACCCTGTAACCATATCAGTACTCCATTTATCATACTAGCTTCTCTCGCAGATGTTGGTCCGGACATTGGGCCTAATCTTTGAAGAGCGTCACTAATAATTCTTTCTTGAGCATTTGGTGGAAAAGCTTTTAATAGTGTAGAATCAAGAGCTTCTAATGTTGTTCTAAATCCAGCAGTACCTGATAGTAGAGCTTCAAGATTAGATAAATCTCGTTCTTGTTGTAATTGAACTGTTGGATCTAGTGAGCCTTTAAGAAAATCAATAAGAATTTCTCTTTGTGTTTTAAACAAATCTCTTTGTTTAGCAATAGCTTCAAATGTCTCGTTAGCTTTATCACTGCTTTCAGCTAATAATTTAATAGCTTGATTTAAAAATCCTATTTGTTTAATAGCTTCTAATCTCTTGGCAGATTCTTGAGCATCAAGTTGACCAGTAGCTCCTTCTATATCTAGTTTTGAGATTTCTTCTCTTAATGCTTGTCTAGTAGCAATAATAGCACCAACATCTGTTGTTCCTCTAGGCGATATGGATGGTACATTAGCTCCAAATCCACCACCAGCACCTCTGGTTAATTCTCTAATTTGAGAATCAAAAACATCCAATCTTTCAGAAAGTGGCACTTCAACATCAAATAATTCTTTTAATTTAATACTAGATTGTTTTTCTAATTGAATTCTTTGTATTGCTGATTGTTTAGCTTGATTTTCTAGATCTATTAATTTTTTCTGTTCATCAGCAATACTAGATAAAAATTTACCATATGTTTCTAAGCTATTAATAACAAATTGTACACTTTTTTCACCACTTTGAAATACTTCGCCTAACAATTTGGAAGACCCACCAAGTTCTTTTAATGTTTTTGGAGCATTACTTCCTTGTAATGATCTCTCCAATGATGCTGCAACATCGGCTAATACTGCATTTACAACACTCTTATTTTCAGTACTTGTTCCAACAGTAGCTTCTAAAGCTGGTCTTAATATTTTATCCACAGTACCACTAAGATCATCTACTCCACCGGCCGCAGATATAGTATTTAATAATACTGTGGCTTGTTCCTCAAGAACTTTAGAGGCTCTAATTTGTCTCGATAAATCATCGCCAATATCAGTTGGAAATTGTGTTAAATTTTGAAATCTTGTTAAAGCATCAACTACTTCTTTATTAGATGATGCTGCTAAATTCTTAAATATTTCTACATCTCTATTTATTGATCCGGTTCTATCTAATTGAGGTTCTCCTCTTAGTATAGATGCTTGTCTATTAATATTATCAAATGATACAGATAATGAGCTTAGAGATTTATTGTATGATCCTGTTACTTTATTTAGAATATTATCTAAATTTACTAATGAAACTTGTACTTGATTTTGAGCATATACTATTGATCTAGCCGCTAGTACTTCTTGATTTTTAGCTGCTGCAAATGATTTAGAGTAGGAATTTAGAGTTTCTTGTAGTCCTGCTGAAGCCATTCTATTATATTCTGCTTCTGCTTGTTGTCTATTCATTCCAGCTTTTTCTACCAAATATGATATTGCATCTTCACGCATAGCTAATTTTTCTGTTTCAGATACAATTCTTTCGAATGTTGCTAATAAATCATTTGCTCCAGTGCGTCTAAGTTCATCAGCTATATCTTGTAAGCCTTGATTTTCACCAACAGGAATACCAGCGGCTGCTAATGGAGCAATCGCTCGTGTTCTGAATCTTAGATCTAAATTACTAAATCTGTCTCTAGCGAGTCTTTCTCTGATAAATTCTTGAGGATTATTTTGACCTCTAGATTCGGCAACTATTCTATTAAATTTTGGTAAGATATTTTCTATAAAATTTCGATTACTTAAACTATAATCTTTACTATTTTTTACAGTTTCATCCAGAGCTTTATTTAATCTATCAAACTGTTCCGTACTACTTTTTAATCTACTATTCCATGCTGAGTATATCGATATACCAACACTAACAGTAGTTAATAATAATCCTAAAGGATTAATAAGACCACTTAATCCAGCTAATAATCTAGTTCCTACAGACACAGCAGCCGCTCCAGTAACAAATGCTCCGGCCGCGCGAGAAGCAGCTACAGTAGCAGCAGCCTGATTAGAAGCATTAGTTAATGCTGTTATAGCTGTTATTGATGTTAAAAGTGTCAAAGTAATATCACTAACCGTTTTACCAAAAATATTTAAATTCTCTAATCTATCAACATTATCTTTTGTTGATCTAATAGAAAAATCTAATTCATTAAATGATTGTTGCAATTTAGATGCTGCTTCCAATCTTAATTCTTCTGTTGGAGCATTAGTTATATCTTCCAAATTTTTACTAAATTTATTAATTGATTTACTATTTTCTAGTAAAGCTTTTTCTAATGCTTTAGCAGTAGTATCTGTTACTCCTCCGCCTATAGCTCCTCCTATACCTCCAAGAGCTTGTCCAAAAGCAACTCTTCTATCACTAGCGCCAACTGCTCTTAATCCTAAACCAGCACTTAGTGTTAAACTACTAGCCTCTCTAATAGCTCCACCAATTGCAGTTCCAAATTGTCCAACACTACCTTCTAGATTACCAAAAGATTCTGCTAATCTTTGTACTTGCGGCAATAGTATACCAGACAATGCTGCTACTATAGCGGCTGGATCACTAAATACTCCTCCACCAACAGCGAATCTTTGTGGTCCAACTGAACCCCCCTTATTGAATCCTTTTACTTTATTCATTCTATTTAAAGTACCATATCCAATTCTTTGTGCAGATTCTCTGCTGAATACAAATTCGCCAGGAGTTAATAGTGCCGGAACCGTGTCCTCTGAGCTAACACCTCCACCTGTTGCATATTTAGCCATAGAAGCTAGTGGAGAGTCAAAAAATCTTCCTATTTGTTTTAGATAATCTGTAATACCTTTGCCAGGACTTCCAATTGTTCTAGTCACATCTGTTGGAATATCAGAACGTATACCAAATATATCAGCAGCGGATCCTAATCCGGATGGGAAATCTATTGATTTTGTTTTTTCATCTTTTTCAACATACGGAGCACCTAATAGGGATATTGCTCCTTCTAAAGCAGCGCCTATAACATTTGATATTCCAGCATTTTGCAATCTTTTACTAATTTCAGCAGGATCGGATACTACTGAAGCTTTTGCTTTTGAACCAAGAGTCTGCGCTATATTTTGAACAGAATTTGAGAAATCTCGTGAGATTAATTGTTCTAGGGCTTGTGCCTCTTGTTGTTGAATTTTAGCACTATTACTTAATGCTCCAGCAAAAATTTGAACCGGTATGCCTTTATCTGTTTCTCTAACACTTTCTAAGCCAACAAATGATGGAGGTAATTCTCCTGACCATTTGTCCTGAGCACTCGTACCAAATCTCAATCCTGCTAAACCGAATTTAAAAACTTTACCAGAATCGATAAGATCTTGTTTTTTCTTATTGATTTCATCTTGTTTTTGTGTTTTCGCAACCGATGTGGATACTAGTACTTTATTTATTTTATTTTGAGCTAATTGTAAATCATCAATTGGTAAGCCACCTGTTTGTTTTGGCAATCCAGAAGTTTTAAGAGATCTAACTGTAACATTACCGCTTGGTCCTTCTATATAAGTTCCTTTAAATTTAGATCCAAAAATTTCTTGTAATATTTTACCAATTTGTTCTTTATCTGATAAAGATTCTACTCCACTTGGAGATCCACCTTGATATTTTCTAACAAATCCACCACTATTCATTTTAGCAAGATTATCTATTCCAATTGCTTCTACAGCTCTTTTGCGTAAAACAAATTCGCCAGGAGTAAGATTTGCTCTTACCGAATCAGTATTGCCTGATCCTGGAACTAAACCTCCAGTAGCAAAACCTCTTGCTGGTCGATTTAATAATAAACTATTAGTATTTACTATATTTTGATTAAGTGCTAATATACTACTATTAAGAGTAGCTATAGTTGTGTTTAATGTATTATTAGCTGTTGTATTTAAAGCTAATGCTGATGTTAATGGTTGATTACCTGGACCTCCGCCGCCAGTTCCACCAGACGGCCCTGGAGCACCACCAACTCCTCCAGCGCCTCCTCCACCACCTCTATTAAAAGCCAAGCCGAATCCGCTACTAAATTGACTAATACTACTACCAATTTTTATAGCACTAAATGTTAATAGTAATGGAAGCAATGGTTTTAGTATGCGTCCCAAATCGATAAAAGCATTGGTTAAAAATAATGTCGAATTTACGAAAACTTGAAACGAAGAACTATCTCCGATTTCACGCACCAATGCCAAGAAATTTTCTCGTGTTTTGGCAAATTGAACAGCCAAACTTTGTTGAGCAGTAATGACATCCCTGGTTAGAGATCCTGATCCTTTTTGAGCAACATTTAATGCGTCTTGAGCAACAGAGAATTGTTGAATAAGGGGAATAACTTTACCAATTTGACGGAAACCACCAAGCTCTTCAGAAATTCTAGCAAAGTCTGCGCTTCTCGGATCAATTCTATTTAATCCTTCACTTAATCGTCTTACAGCTTCATAAGGACCAACGAATTTACCTTCTAAATCTCTAAGCTCAACACCATATTGTTTTAATAGTTCAATAGTGGAGCTTCTTTGAATACGAGTAAAAATAGTTCTAAGACCAGTAGCAATAGTTTCTGCACTTTCACGAGTGGTTTGACGAATACTAGTAAAAATAGCAATAAACTCATTTAGAGCATCTGTTCCTTCGCTAACACCTCTACTAGCGCTAGCAAACACACCACCGGTTCTTTGAATAGCGGCAATAATATCTCCAGATTCAACAGCAAATGCAGCAGCAACGGCATTGATACTGCCTAATGCGGACTCTAGTTGTGATGTTTGTAGACCGAACTGTCTAATAGCTGCAATAGCACCTTCTGTGGTATCGGTTATATTTTCGAATGATGGAGCTAATGATGATTTAGCCAATGCTTCTAATGCAATTTTAGTATCTTCTGCACTAAGACCAGCTTGTGCTAATGTAGAAGCAACAACGATTAAATCGCTAGATGCAACGCCAATTGTTGTTGATAATCTTGTTATTTCATTAGTGATATTACTAAGATCAGACAATGATTTATCAGTAACTTGAGATAATCTCACTACTTCTTTGTTGAAAGCCAAAAATTCTTTATATGCATCCATTACAGCATTAGTTAAGCCATAGATAACAGTGGTCACTGATGTAAAAGCAGCAAAACGCTTAATAGCTAGACCTGATTGTTTACCAAATTCTTCTACCGCGGTTCTAGCTTGATTTGCTGATTTAGCAGCAGCATTCGTGGCTTTGGTAACAGCAGCGGTAGAGTTTGCTGCATTTCTACTGGACGCAGCAGCAGTATTAAATGATGCTGATAGTGTTTGCAAAGAGGAGTTGAGACTTCCAACGCTTTTTTTAGCACTTTTAGCAGCAGAGTCTAATTTCTTAATTTCTGCTGTTACTTTACTTACGCTTTTTGCTGCGGACGGATCTAATTTAAATTTAAGTTCGGGTTTAATACTACCAATATCTTTTTTAATTTTAGATATAATTGGTCTTAAATTATATGGACCTTGTAGATTAATTTTAGCTGTTAAATTAAAAGATTGTGCCATAAATTAAATCCTTATAAAAAACAAAAATCCCCATAGCAATATCTATGGAGAAATTTGTTATTATTAATTAAATCAATAGATTTATGTTGTAGTTTGTGGTTCTTCATTTTTTGTATTTTCAACTATTGGATTTCCATTATCATCTAGGAACGGCTCAAAATCTACAACAAAGTCTCCGCTTTCATCAACCAAGTTTCCATCTTTATCTACAAATTTTCCATCCTCATTTATGTATCTGCCATTTTTATCTACTAATCTACCATCTTCATCAATCAATCTACCCTTATCATCAACAAACTCCAAATTATCATTTACTAATTTATATTTTAGTAAAAATTTATTTTCTGGTAATTTCTTTTCAAAATCACTATCCAATCCATACATTATTGAGGCTAATTTTTGAGCGGCTGATATTGATACATTATCAGAAGCTCTATTTAAATAGTCCTCATAATTTTTAAAATATCTATTGTTATTATTTTTATACACCACACAGCACGAAACAAGATAATTAAAACGAGCATTATCTGCTTGGCCTTCTGCCGTATGAGAGTCTAAATTGGTCTTAACAGAAATCAAATCTCTGAGTTCATTTCTTAGTTTTTGAATTTGAACAGCAACAGATTTGGCTGATTTTAATGATATACCGCCTTTGGCCAATTTTCTTTCATTATCCAAAATTTGTTTTTGCAGTGTTCTGAACTGTATTTCTTTTTTATCATCCCATAATCCTTGTTCTTTTAATAGATCATCGAGCTTTGCTCTGACTATAGATCCTGATTTTACAGCATCGGAGAAAGCTTGATTGTATATTTTTTGAGCTTCTCTTTGATCATTAAGAGTTGCTGGTTTTAGGTCTAATTCTATTTCTTTACCATCAACAGTAGTTTTAAAAGATGTGTCCATTATTATCTCCTATCTTTCTTATTATTAAATGTGAAGTTATAATTATAATTATATTTATCTTGATCCTCAAAAAATTTATACAATTCATCTATAGATGATCTAATTTGATGATTGCCATGATTTAAGATTTCTGCTCTTAGATTTTCCCATTTATCGGCAAAATCATCCTGTTTATCGTTTTGTGGATCATCGCCATGATTCCATAGATATCCAAAAGATTCTTCTATTCTGGATAATGAGCCTATCATAATAGTACGAAGTCTTGTTTCTATATTTTTAATTAATTTTTCTTGTTGTCTATTCATGATTTTTTACCATTTTCTAATATTTGTTGTCTTAGATCTCTTTTAACATGTGGTAGTTCCGCCCAATCTATGTTTCCTTTTTCTTTAGCTAATTTTGTCATATTTTTAATATCTTTATTCGTTTGAGGATCATTTAATTCGTATATACTTTTTCTTTCGTCAGCATCTGATGAAATAACAAATACTTCACCAGCTTGTTTTTTATCTAGTCCAAATTTATCTGAAATATGTTTTCTCTTTTTTTCTTTTTCACTTTTATCATTTTGATAATATATCCACCCATCTAATGCATCATTATCATTTAATATGTCTTCTGATGGACATTCCATATGTTCTCTGATAGAGTCAAGAACTTTTGTAAAATTAACAAGAGATCTTTGCTCATCAGTCCAATCTTTTATTTTCCCGTCAAAAACATTTTCCTTTGAAATGTTCCAAAATGATCTCCAAATTTCGCTCCTAGCAATAGTTTTAATTTTTTCAGATGAAATCGTATTTTTTTGTATTTCTGATAATATCTTTTCCAAAAAAACAGAGTCAATATTATTGAAGTCTTCAGTATTAAAAATTTGTTTATTATTACTATCATAAATCATATTAGTAATAATATACTGATTCTTTATACTCTGCGCATAGTATTCTAGTGTCAAGTAATCAAAATAATGTTTTTTATTATAATAATCATCTAATTGATTATTTAATTCTAGAATAGACTGTTTTAATTGTTTTTTTAGTGTTGAATTTTGATAATGTAAAAATAATTGTACTTTAGTTTTATTAATTTGATCACTTATATTTTCAAATTCTTTGTCGTTTTTCTCATCCCATATATTATATATTTTTAGTAGATTTTTTATAGTATTTTCAGAAGTCCATGAACTAGTATCAAATTTATAGTCATCTATAGTATTTAGATACAATTGATGAGCATTTTGCTTTATACAAACACTAGGAGGCACCACCTTGTAAGTAGTGCCGCCTGTGTTTATAAAATAATATCCATTAATAATTCTATATAATAAATTTTCTAGATCCACTATCAAAATCCTAAAACTAATTATTAATTACGGATTGGTATCAGTAATAGTTAGTTCGTTATAAACTAAATATGTCCAAGTTTCTGTAACATTGCCGCCACCAGTATCACCACCACTATAGCTAACGCTTTGTAGAGCTGCGCCAGAACCAAAATCAAATGTATAAGCTGTTTCTCCTTCACTATTGCATAAATTAAGAATAATTTCTTCTTTTTGGATAAAATTACCAGCTTCACACTGAGCTAATTCTTCTACGTCAAAATTAGGACCAGCAAGATCGCCACCATTACCATCTTGAGTAATATCAAAAGCCACAGTGATTTCTAGTGGAAAATTCACATATCTATGAAATGGAGCATATGATCCTAAGCAGAACATTTTTTCTCTACCAAGATCAGCACTAACTGTAACATTTGTGATACATTTGCCATAAATACCACTTGGTAGCGTCGAAGCTCCAACTTGAAAATTTTGTCTACGTAATACTCTTAAATTTGGATCCTCAACAGGAGCAGTAACTGTGCCACCAGCAGCTTTGTGACTACCAACGAAAGTTAATTCCTCTGTAAAACTACCATCTACTGGAAATGTATAATTTAATGAACTTAAAAAACATCCTGTCATAGTTACAGAAGCTGTTGCGCCTCCAGCAATAAAGTCAGCAGTATCCTCATCAACATGCAATACTATTTCAGCAGTATCATTAGCTGTACTAACCAAACTATTAGCACCAGGACCACCAGCAAAATATGTAAATATTAAACCGTGTCCATCTAATATTTTGGATAGTGTAACTTCAACTTCCGGATCTGTTGGAAAGTTATCATATAGAGCTAATCTACCTAATTGAAAAATTTGCTCAAGATTAAAATTTGTATTGATTGATACGCTTTGTGCGCCTTGTACAGTATCACCGTTGACCGATACGCCTTGGCTAGCGTAAAAAATTCTCTTGTTTGGCATGTTGGTTCTCCAGTAAAATAGGATTGGCTAATTAATTATACACCAACTAGTTTTTAATATCAAAAATTATCTCCACAGTCATTTTAACATTAGATTCTGAAAAAAATGGACTAAAAGACTCAACATCAGCAGCAAAAATATCTATTAATCTACCTTTTATCCATCTAAATGTACCACAAGATAATAATTGATTATATTGTAGTCTATTAGAATTTAGCGTACCATCTATTAAAAACGGCTGAACGCCATATTTAATCACTAAATTTGTATCATACATATTAATAAACTTATCTTGTTGTAATCTTAATATATCAATAATTTTATTACGATCAGCCATTGTTTCAGCAACAATATGAAGCATTAGTTCCTGCTTAACAATCAGAGATTTGTCCCCTAATTGCCAAGGTTTAGATTGTCCTCTAGATATTGTTTCAATAATAATAGCTGGTAATTGAACTCTATTAGTACTTAATATACTAAAATCACCTTTATTTAATTGATTAAAATGTTCACTATTAGAATCAGTCTGATATTGTAGTTGTCTCCACCATTTTGCAGAGTCGTAATTGTAAACTTGAATCCATCTATAGGAGTACTCCATCTCTACTTTAGCGTTAAGAGAGATCGCGCTATTAAATATTACTCTACTATTAATATAGTCAATTTTGTAAGCGTATGTTCCGGTAGTACCCAACGGATAAAAAACATTATTAACATAAATTCCATCAATTAGTGTTGGAGATACTGAATCCAAATAATATTCTGGACATGGTGTTGGTTCGTACAAATCAGATGGACACGGTGTCGGTTGAGTCGGTAAGGTCACCGGTTCCATACATTGGGAATATTGTATATCTTGTTCCCATACCCAATCTTTTCTCATTGTTTGCCACACTTGACCATCATTAAAATTAGGATCTTTAGTTGGCTTAAGAATAGCTAAAGGATTACCATATATATTAGAATCTAATTTTTGAACATTAATAAATCCACCAATATTTAAAAATCCCCAATCTAAAAAACTTTTCATATTATTTTCTATCTGAGACATTAATAAATGCTCACCAATATTTCTTATTCCACTAAATTTTTCATTAGTTATATCATACATCATTTTTTCATAGCCTCGGATAATATCTTATATATATCAGACTCTACAGAATCTATTGCTCTCGTAATCCAATTATTATTTTGTGTTCCAGAAAATTGAGAGGGTACTGACCATTTACCTCTCTTAACTCCACGCATAATAGCTTGTCCTGTTCTAGATTTTGGATTATAACCAAACTCTACTTCATAATCTCTTATTATAGTTTTACTACCAAACAATAGTAACCACTCAAGCCAATTTAAATCTGTACCTTTTTCTGTTGTAAATACTGCTGCGGAAGAACTTAAAACATCACTATAATCAGATGGTATCATCGTTAAAATGAATCCGCCAGCTAATTTAGTATTATTATTTATACTAACTTTTTTATATTCAACATTAATTTTTGTCCAAAAATTCAATATAGTTTGTACTCTAGAATCGCTATCTGGTAAACCAAATTCATATTTTAAATCTCCAGATAATAATGAATTATATTCTGGAGAAGAAACAACTGCTTTTTGTACCGTAGTTACAATTTGTGGTTTGACTCTATCAAAAATTTTAGATAAAAATTTATCAAGTTCTGTTTTTAACGCTCGTAGTATTCTTCCAGATATTTGATCATCAGTTTCTGTAATATTAATACTACATCTAATATTGCTCATTACTGCACGCTTTGCCAAGTTGTTACAATAAATGAATTGTCGCCAAAACCCATAGGAATAGGATCTCTATATCTAATATATTTATTAAGAGTTAAATCAGTAATATTAGTATCAATTACAATATAAGAAGCATTTTTAATTTTTGCATATAAGTCTATGTTGCACAATGATTGGATCTTGCCATCAACAAAGTTAACGCTTTCTAGTTCTAGTGGCGCCATACCAAAAAATGCTGGTTTAATTATACCAAGATATACTGTCTCTTCGTTAGAGAAACTTAGACTTCCAACACCAGCGCAATAAGGACATATTTGACCAGACAAAAATGGTACTGGGCCACCATTTTGATATTGATTGCTTGATCGTCCACTAATAGAATCATACAAGCAGTTGGGGCAATCTTGTAATTTTGTATTTTCAAATACTAATTTGCAAGGTACTGTTAATGCAGTATCTTCTAACAAGGCATTAATCATATCCTTGAAAGTTTGTTTGTGAGCTGCCGTAATTATACCAGTAAATATACTCATATTTTTTATTAATAAAATTGATTATTTTTAAATCTACTATAATCACCATAAGAAGTATTAAGATTTTGAGGATCAAAATTATTTCCAACGAATGGACTGAATACTGCTCTAACAGCAGTAGCATTACCAATATTATGATCCAATACTAATTGATCATATAGTTTGCATGGACCCATGTTTAGAATATCTTTGTATCCAGCAAGCGTACCTGTAACGCTTAAACTAGCAGGACCTAGTGCTGCTCTAAGACCTTCTCCTGCTGCTTTAGTTCTGAATGTGCTATGATCAAGCAGACAAGCTGCTTTCATTGATACGAATCCTATAAAGTCTGTATCTCTTGTTGCTGGATCGCTTGGATCAGGACTAATATTTGTATTTACAATATCAACAGTATAATTTTTATCTAAATTAACTTCCATTAAAACATATTGAGCGGCTACGGTTGTTAATTGTAATAGTCTTTGGTCTGAGTATGTGGGTGGACACGCTAGATCATTGATTAAATTACGAACAATAATTGGAATTTCTATTTCCCAGTACATAGTGAGCCCTTTGTGTAGAGTGGTATAATTATATTTACACCATATTATTGATCTAATTATTTAAAAAATAAGACTCTATTTGATTTATATTATTAAGATCATTACATTTTAAGTTAGATAATATTTCGGCTGATATTAAATCTGGATGTACCCACCAATCTTCAAATGGACTATTTTCATTTGGAGAAACATTAGGAACTATTAGTTCATATCCTAGTAAACTTAGATATTCTCTAGACTTGTCTCTGTAAGATTTTGATAAATCTATATAATAATCATGCTCATATGTAATAACTGCAAATCTATATTTATCAAATGGAATAGATAGTAAAACTTCATAAGTATTTTTGGGTGGATCAATATCTAATTGTAAATAATCTATAGTATTTTGCTGTGGAAAGTATTTTTGTAAAAGTTTAGCGTAGTCAACTATAAGAGCATCAACACACAACACCGGATTGCGCCTATGCTTCTTGTATAGTTGAGCCATGTTCTCATCATACTCTAGGGCTAAACCACTCCAAGCGAACTTATTCTCTAGTAGGGCGGTGTTATTATTCTTGTATGGATCTGAGGATCCTATTTCTAAATAGGAGCCGTTCATCTTTCCGTTAAGCGCAGATAATACAAAAATATCTTGATATGCCTGAGAAAAATTTTTATCTATATCTTCTAAATTATTGAAAGTATATTTTAGTTTACTTAAATTATTTTTAGTATATTGTTTAACAGAATCCTTTTCTGGAAGAAGTCCTATCTTTGCTATGTTTGATTCTAATAATACCTTATATGTATTATCTAATTTATCTAAATAATTATCTAGTAATAATCTTAGTATTTGTCTAGATTCAAAAGGCTTGCCAACCCACCATGCGGACGCTGCTTTTTGGAATAAAAATGCATAAGAGCCAGGATACTGAACCGGGTGTGCAAAGATCGAATTATCTGCACAAACATCCAAAGCAATATTACTATATGTATACATATTTAACCAATCTGATTTTGATTCATATAATTTAGTTAAAAAGTAGTAGGCTTCTGGCTTTTTAGGACATAAGCATATTGCTTGTTTGAGCAGGCTTTCACATGTGTGATTTCTATTTCCCAAAGAATTATAACAGGAGAATGTTCTTATGAGAACTTCGTATCTCAGATCAAGACTGTCTGTTTTTTCTGCTGCTCTTAGATAAAATGTGGATGCTGGTGAATAGTGTGTTTGGTGTTCATAAAATAATCCCAGATTAAAATTAACCATAGGATCGTTAGGACTATTCAGATACTCATATAATTCATTCATAAAGAAACCATTTCGTCTATGGTGCTCTTATTAGCCGCTAGTAGATAGGCTATATTATCTTGAAAACCAAAGGTAATTAAAATTTGATCATTATATTCTGTCATACCACAAGCAAACTCTATTTTACCTTCCATAAAATCAAACATAGGAGACACTCGCAGCAGATTAAAATCCTGGTCCCATAGAGCGAATCTGTGTCTATAGGTAGCGTTTTTACGACCAGCCTCACTTCTAAAAAGATCCACTTCGTGTAATACTGCTAGATAATGATTTTTATATGGAATTACCTGAGAACCACCACGAAGATCTCTGGTGTTAAGAGATTGAAATTTTGTTGATACTATAGTTTCTGTGGCTTGAGTAGTTGGATTATATTTTACAACTTCGGTTGGATTGGTCCATTTTACATATTCATATGGTCTATCAATAATAGGCATCCAATTTTTTTCACAATAAGAATTATTAGGCAAGGGTGCTGGTAGTCTTTGTCTGATTATTTCTTTAGCATTATTATGTTCAATAATTACTTCTGATAATTCTATGCGCCCCTGACCATTCGTAGTAGTGTCTCTTCGTACTCCACTTAAAAATAATTTATTATTCCAGTATACTAATCTAGCATCTTCTAGTCCTATAAATTCCCACAGCGGCTTTTGATCTAGTTGTGATGTGTCAACTATTGAACTATGTATTATATTAAAATTATCATCTAAATAACAAAGTATATTATGTGTGGCTAGCACAGCATTTTGCTCTGTGTGAAGATAGCATAACGGACCCCAAACGTGTTCGTTAACGCCGTCTTCTGCGTGATAGAGAACGTAGTTGACGTTACGTAAATTAACTAATAATTTTCCATCTATATTTAGTATTGATGGATTCATCAGCGATGGACCGATCATTTTATCTGATCGTACCAATAATGGTACAATTTTACCACCGTCTAGAATTACTTTTTTGCTAAAATTCCCTATATCACTAATCATATGAACTCCTTAATCTATAATAGTGTAAGGAGAGATTGTATGCAATTATATCAGATATTAATGGCTTCTCTAAAAGCCTGATCCACTTGAGATTCGGATAATCCTAACGCTTGTGCTAAGGGTACTAACATAGGATGATTACGTTCCACATAAGGAGCATACTCCCACTCAACCTTAACAGTTTCTCGTGTTATTAAATCCTCTATATTATTTATAGCATTTTCTACTTGACTTAATTGAATACCATTATTTATTAGCCATAATCTTATTTGTCTAGCGCTAACACTTTCTGGTACTGGAGAATTGATTAATATCCACTCTCCATTATTCCAGTAATGATTTTCGCTAGGTCTGGGTGGTAATAATATCCACTGATCTTTTTTAGGATTATCGTTTTCTATCCATCCTTGTATAAGGGTATCGTCTAAATCTTTTACCTCATAATTATCTTTGTGATAGTATAGTGTCATGAATATATCCTATTATGCTGAATAGTGGTTGCTGTATTATTATTTGTTAGTGTTGAATTTGAACTATAGTCTTGTAAATTTCTTATCAGTGGAACGTAAAATTCTAATGATTGAGGTCTTATTCGTTTAGCTGAAAATCCTTTAGATAAACTGTTAATTTCTCCTGTATTTAGTGCTGCTGACCATATGGCCACATCACTAATGTAACCATCAAAATTTTGTGTTCCAGCATGAGTTCCTATTAGGATTCTGGTTAATGACGTGGGAGTAGCATCCACAGTATTGGTATTGCCAGCTGCTCCGTCTCTATAAATAGTACGAGATGTCGATGATTCGAATACGCCACAAGCATGGTGCCATGTGTTTAAGGTAAATCCTGGAACAATTTGACTAATATAGTTTGTTGCCGTTAAAAGATTTGCTCTAACTGGACGGTCAGTAACTGCACCGGCAAATAAAATACGAGAACTTTGATTCGTGGCGGCTTGATACCAGCCTAGAGGAGTCATGTTTAGCGTATCTGTAGTAGCATATACCCATACCGATAATGTAATCGGATAAACAGTCGATAACGACGCTGGACTATTGCAGCTAATACTTTGAGAACTAGCAGCAGTAAAACTATATGCCATTATAGTACACTCCTAACTTCCACAGCAATAAGTTCCGCATCTCCGGTCATAGTATCATTAACAGTGTCACTAACATCTCTATAAATTTTAATTCTAAAAAAGTCACTAGCAGCTATACCATCAATTGTTGTGCAAGTTATTGTTGTTGTGGTTGGTATTCCAGCGGTTGCATTAGTTGCAGAATGAGCTTCTGTTGCGGCAGCGAATGAATCAGCATCAGCATCGGTATTCATATCTTCAAATTGCACACCCCAACGACAGTTTCCGGTAGTAGCACTAGTTGCCATCCAGTGAATTCTCACAGAAAAACCGGAAGCTAATGAAGCATTGGCTGGAACTACTCCAATGAATACGGCACTCTCTTCTGTGGTGTCATCAAAATCTAATACGGCAATACTATTTCTAGTATCTAGCGTAGCAAAATTGGATGCTGGTGGTTGATTATCTAGCGCCGTGAAGAAGCCCAGTGTTGTATTACGAACAGAGATACCATTTACTAGTACGTTTTGACTAAAATTACCAGATCCAGTCACATCCAAATTATATCCCGGAGAGGCTGTTCCAATACCAATATAACCATTACTATCCTGTACATATAATCTAGGAGTACCATTAGTGGTTCTTAATTCTAATCCACCAACAAAAGATCTTCCATGTTGTAAATATGTTTTATTATTATAAAAACTAAAACCTAAATATGCAAAACCTTCTGAGGCTCCGTATTTACTATTTAATTCTAATCTTGGTCCAGTACCAGCATTACTACCAGCATCGCCAATTCTAACAGTAGCATCATTTTTAGATACATGTAATGTACCAGATGGTGATATTGTTCCTATTCCAACATTAGCAACATCAGATAATGTCCAGTTTTTACCAGCAACTAACCAATTATAATTACCACTAGCATCGCTAGTAATCTTATTATTAACATCACTTCTAAATATTATTCTATCATATCCCCAAGCATTACCATTAAATTTATAAGATTTTAAGGCACCAATAGTGCAATCACCATTTGTTACTGTTAAATTTGTACCATCAAAAGTTAAATTAGAACTACCAGTGATAATATTTGAACTATCTTTGTAAATAACCTGATTCGCTGAACCAGCAGCTGGACCAGTTATACCTTGTATACCCTGTATACCTTGGAGTCCATCAAAGCCCTGAATACCATCAAAACCCTGTATCCCAGTTTCGCCTTGAATACCTTGGATGCTTTCTCCTTGGATTCCCTGAATACCCTGGGCTGCTATTAGTTGCCAGTAGCTAGTATTTGTTGGATCCCAATTAGAAAAACCACTTTGAATAGCCACATAACTTGATCCATTATATGAAACACCATCATCTTCATAGTATGTTGTCATACTATTATATTCACCAGTCCAATTTATTCCTCCCGCTATACCTTGTATACCCTGCTCTCCTTGTATGCCTTGTGTTCCCTGCATACTAGCATCGGAACCTTGTATACCCTGAGTTCCTTGTATGGCTTCTCCTTGTATACCTTGAATAGTTTGAGCTATGAATACCGCCCAATAACTTCCATTACTTGGATCAAAACCGGAAAACCCATTTTGTATCGCAGCATACGCGAATGAGCCATATGCTACTATATCATTAAGGTAATATGTGGTACCACTATTGTATTCTCCTCTAAAGTTTAGCGTTGGGATTGGTCCTTGAATACCGTCTAATCCTTGAATACCTTGAACTCCTTGTTCTCCTTGTATACCCTGTATTCCCTGCTCGCCCTGTACGCCTTGAGTACCCTGCATATAAGCGTCAGAGCCTTGTATACCTTGGGTTCCTTGTATAGCTTCGCCTTGTATACCTTGAATGGTTTGACTGATAAATAATGTCCAATAACTAGTATTGGTCGGGTCAAAACTAGAGAATCCGTTTTGTATAGCGGCGTATGCTGATGTTCCATACGCTACGATATCATTCAAATAGTAAGTTGTAGAACTATTATATTCACCTCTGAAATTAAGTGTTGGAATTGGACCTTGTATTCCATCCAAACCTTGGATACCTTGGACACCTTGCTCTCCTTGGATTCCTTGAATACCTTGCTCGCCTTGGATTCCTTGTGTTCCTTGCATACTAGCATCGGAGCCAGCTATACCTTGAATTCCAAGTTCTCCTTGGATACCCTGTACGCCTTGTTCTCCTTGTATACCCTGTAAGCCTTGAGTCCCTTGATTGCCAGTTAATCCCTGAATGCCTTGTGTACCTTGATTGCCAATTAAACCTTGTAAACCATCTAGTCCTTGAGCGCCAGTATTTCCCTGTACACCTTGAACTCCTTGAATCCCCTGAATACCTTGTATTCCTTGTAATCCCTGAGTGCCTTGTGTACCCTGAATACCGTATACTAAAGTATTCTCCCATAATTGAGCAGAGGCGTTGTACGCTAAAACCTCTCCGTCCTGTGCTCCTGATATTTGTACATTATGTAATTCATCTAATTCATAACCATTTTGTACAGCAACATAGATTCTTCCAGAACTAGAATTCTTTTTAACAACTACTCCAATAAATACAAGATGCTCTGGTGCTGAGGTCTTGGTGGTTGTGTATGTTCCTGGAGTATTTCCTAACCATAGGATATCTCCAGCATTAAAAGCATTTGTATTAATTCCTCTAATCATACCTCTATTAATTACCCATCCTTCGGAACCAGCTAATATATTTTCAGCTACTATACCAAATGTTTTAGATGATGTTGTATCAGACGCGTTAGATGCTCTTTTAACTGCTACTCTTTCTCCTTGAGCACCAAACATGTAAACGACTTCACCCTTGTTAAGGGTAGTAGCTTCAGCATTATAGACTAATGAGGCCAAATCCTGACCAACAGACAATGTAACATTTCCACCCTTGAGATATTCTTGTAAAATTCCTTCTCCATCATCCCAAAATATTGATCCAACACCACCAAAAGTTTCTGGAGTATTATCAAATTGAATATAATCAATATCTGAAATAGATGTAATATCTTGAACAGACCCTGCTGGTATTGGTCCTTGGATACCTTGAATTCCTTGAAGACCTTGGATGCCTTGTGCTCCTTGTATTCCTTCATATCCCTGAATACCTTGAACGCCCTGATCTCCTTGGATGCCTTGAATTCCTTGAGTTCCTTGCTCGCCCTGTACGCCTTGTTCACCCTGTATACCTTGCTCTCCTTGAATGCCTTGCATTCCATCAGAACCCTGAATGCCTTGACTGCCAATCTCTCCTTGTATACCCTGTAAAGCCTCTCCCTGAGTACCTTGGATACCTTGAATGGTTTGACTTACAAACACAGCCCAATAACTAGTATTTGTGGGATCGATACTAGAGAATCCATTTTGGATAGCAGCATATGCTTGATAACCGTATGCGACTATATCATTTAAATAATATGTTGTAAATGGATTATATTCTCCTCTAAAATTTAGAGTAGGAATTGCGCCCTGGATTCCATCTAGTCCTTGTATGCCTTGAACTCCTTGCTCTCCCTGTATTCCTTGTATCCCTTGCTCTCCTTGTATACCTTGAGTGCCTTGCATACTAGCGTCTGAACCAGCCGTTCCTTGACTTCCAATTTCACCTTGTATACCTTGAATGCCATCATAGCCCTGTGCTCCAATTTCTCCTTGGATACCTTGGATGCCTTGAGTTCCTTGTGTACCATCTAAACCCTGACTACCAGTATCTCCTTGGATACCCTGTGTTCCCTGACTACCAGCATCTCCTTGAATGCCTTGAGTACCCTGTGTTCCTTGAGATCCAATGCTACCTTGTGAGCCAGTTAATCCTTGTGTTCCCTGGTTTCCAGTCGAGCCTTGAATTCCGTCAAGACCCTGAATGCCAATTAAACCTTGTATACCTTGGGTTCCTTGAACACCCTGAGTACCCTGAGTGCCCGGAGTGGAAAAAGTTGTTACTAAATAACTATAGTTTGCATTTTCTGTCCAGAATGTTACTAATCTACTATTATTATCATTATTACTAACATATATATTAATTACTATTCTATCAGTTAAATTTAAACTATTAGTAGGTATAACAGCATTACTCTTAGTCTCTACTGGAGTAGTATTATTCGTATCCCAGCCTATTTGAACTTCATCAGAAGTAGATATTAATGTTTCTGGGCCACCCACAGGATATTTACTAACTGTATAATAATATGTTATATTAGCATTTTCTGTTGGCTTAGTAAAATAACTATATAGATGCCAAATACCATTAGGAATTAATTCAACATTAGGATCATTAGCATCCGTGATAAAAGAAGCTATTAAATAATCTTGTTGCAGAGAAGTGAGAGTATGGGATGCTGTTTGATCACCTAGTCCGGTAGTGGTCATATTTAATTCTTTATATGAACCAAATTGTGATACTGAATAGTTTAGAAAATAATTTGCTCCTGTACTCAACCCATTTGTCCCGTGAACACCTTGAATACCCTGCGTACCTTGATTGCCTTGAACTCCTTGTTGTCCTTGTAATCCCTGTAATCCTTGGGTACCTTGAGTACCTTGTGTTCCAATTTCTCCTTGAACGCCTTGACTACCAATTTCTCCTTGGATGCCTTGTGGTCCTTGAGAACCTTGCGCTCCAATTTCTCCTTGAATTCCTTGAATTCCCTGTGCTCCTTGAGTTCCTTGGCTGCCAATCTCTCCTTGAACACCCTGAGAACCTTGAATACCGATTTCACCCTGTACGCCTTGGGTTCCCTGTGCGCCCTGATCGGCAAGTAATGTCCAAAAAGTTCCTTCCATTGGAGTATCACCAGTATTACCACCATTAGCATTAATACGATACCATGTCTTGCCATCATATGTAGCCACGTCTCCAACAGCGTAAGAAGCTCCTACATTATATGCTCCAGTAAAATTCCAAAGAGCAGCAGTACCTTGTGCGCCTTGAGATCCAATATCTCCTTGTATTCCTTGAACTCCCTGAGTCCCTTGAATACCTGTTTCTCCCTGTACGCCTTGCGTTCCCTGTGCTCCTTGAATACCTTGTTCACCCTGTATGCCTTGAAGCCCTTGAGATCCTTGGCTTCCAATTTCACCTTGAACTCCTTGAGTTCCTTGCGAACCTTGAGTGCCAGTTTCTCCTTGTACTCCCTGTAGTCCTTGGAGTCCTTGGAGTCCTTGGAGTCCTTGCGAGCCGATTTCTCCTTGAATACCCTGTGTACCTTGACTGCCTTGACTACCAGTATTTCCTTGGATACCTTGAATTCCCTGTATTCCTTGATTTCCTTGACTGCCAATCTCTCCTTGAACACCTTGTGTGCCTTGGTTTCCTTGAATACCTTGTATTCCTTGTGTGCCCTGATTACCTTGGCTTCCTTGAAGTCCCTGTAATCCCTGGGTTCCTTGATTACCTTGAACTCCTTGAACACCTTGTACTCCCTGTAATCCTTGAACACCTTGAGAGCCTGTTTCTCCTTGAACGCCTTGAACCCCCTGTATTCCCTGACTACCAGTATCTCCTTGAATTCCTTGTACACCTTGTGCGCCTTGTAAACCTGTTTCTCCTTGGATTCCCTGACTACCTTGAATGCCTTGACTACCTTGTAAGCCTTGGACTCCTTGTGTTCCCTGATTACCTTGCAAACCTTGTGTTCCTTGACTACCTTGAGTACCAATCTCTCCTTGGATACCCTGAGTTCCTTGTGTTCCTTGAACTCCCTGAATACCTTGTAAACCTTGTGTTCCTTGATTTCCTTGAACACCTTGAGTTCCTTGAACTCCTTGCGTACCTTGATTACCCTGTAATCCTTGAGAACCCTGTATTCCTGTTAATCCTTGACTACCAGTAATTCCTTGAACACCTTGAATACCCTGCAAACCATCTATTCCTTGTATGCCAGTATTCCCTTGAGCACCTTGAGAACCTGTAATACCTTGAATTCCTTGATTACCTTGTAATCCTTGTAAGCCCTGTGCTCCTTGAGCACCAGTAACTCCTGGCACACCAAGTTCTTCACTAACTACTACTGTAGGATCTCCAGATGTTACAACAGTAACGCTCTGTGTACAATCAGCAATAGATGTTTCTATAACTAGATAGTTAGTTTCTGCACTTATTATTTCAACATGACAGTCACTCATTAGCACTCCAGTTGAGTATTAGTTTGACTATATCTTTTAATAATTGTAATTGTTCCGTATACTAATCTTATAGTAAATTTACCACCACCAACATATAAGTCTGCTGGAGAGCTTAATTCTAAATCATATTTTCCTATACTAAAATTAAACCCATTTGTTGTGGATGCTGGAAATAATAATGTTAATTGGCCATTTAACCCATCAATAGTAAACTTATACTGAGAATAGTCCAAATTTTCAGTTGTAAAGATTTTTGTCTCGTTTGTATTAGTTTTACAAATAAGTCTAGCACACCACCCTGTCAAATCAATAGGATCATTATTAGCGTCTTTATATATTAATGATAGCTGGAAAGAGGCGCCTTGCTCGATATTAAAGTCATATTTACTAGCTGACATATAGTATTCCTAGCTTTTATTAGATTATATATTTATATACACCTAAAAAAAAAGGCCGGCGCAATGGCCAGCCTTTTCTTTTTGCATTAATCTATTTGGATCAGAGCGAGCCAAGTAGTACTCTGCGATTGTCTAGAACAGCAAAGCCTTGCTCTGCCCAGCCGTAGAAACCAGCTCTCTTTTGACGATGTAGTGTATCGTCTTCGAAAATCTGGACTTGTTCACGAACTGGCATTATGAAGCTATCTCTGCGTCTTAGATCAAGACCGACTACTAGTTCAACGTCACCTTCTGGTAGTGTGGCACTGAGAACGTTGTCATAGAATAGTTGATATTCTTGACCTTCGCCTAGTTCATCACGGTCGTGGAGGTTGACACCGAAGATTCTGTTTAGTGAACCATCAGCAGCAACGTAGATTTCTCTACGAGTAACTTCGTCAACTTGATCAACGCCCCAGTTGCGAATGTCTTCCATTGCTTCTGGACTAACGTAGAGATCAGTTAACATACCACGATTAGCAGATGACGAGTTGCCACCACCATTTCTGCGCATAACAGTCTTCATGAGACTGACTAGGCGCTTGGTGAATTGACCCGAATCAGCATCGCTATCAAATACTACGATGTTGCGATCAACACCAGCAGCAAGAAGTGTATGCCAGCCATCGTCATTCATCTTCTTGACGAATTGGGCTTCCATAACTTCCATAGCACGACCAACAACGTCCCAGCGAGCATCACGAGCATACTTTAAGAGGTAGTCAATTGAGGCACCGATGTCATAGGTTGGAACCATGACATAATCGCCTTCAACGTGACGCTCTGGAATATAGCCATGATTAGGAATTGTGTAAGCCACAAAGTCCTTTTCAGTGCCAGGAGCAAGGAAATCTAGTGGGAATTCAGGAGTAGCACTTTGAGCCAATACGATTGGTTCGAAGATGTTATCAAGAATATCGCCATTTAGAATGCCTTGACGAAGTGGTAATTCTAGGGCTTTTGCAAATTCAGCATTTGCGGCTAAAGCCTCTTCTTTATTCAGTGAGCCAGAGCGAACTAGAAGATCAGTTAACTCTGGTGTTGCTTGAAAGGTCTTTGTATTAGCTGACATTTTTTTTCTCCATTAAATTTGATTACTGAATGTTAACTGAGACTTTAGCGAAACCGTCGTCGTCTTTATTACTTAGGAATGTGCCAATCTTGACAGCATCGGCGCAATCAGCAGAGATTGTTCCGCTTGGGCCAACATAAGCAGCATCACCAGCAACTGGATCACCGTCGATTTGGTCAGTTGTGACTTGGCCAACTCTGAGAAGAGTAACCTTGCCACCAACTTGAACTTCATCTTTGTGCCAATTGATATGCTGTCTTGTTAGATCAAGATTAACTACGTCATTAAGTAGAATGCCCATTGGAACGCTACCAGAGCATTCGGCGGCATACTCAACAACAGCATCAGCATCGTCCATAGAGACGCCAACACCGCCAGTTACGATAGAGGCTACGCCACCTCTTTCAGCGGTTGTATTCATGAAGAATGAGATATCTGTTAAGTGTTCGATACGATCTGGTTTAAGAGCCATTTTTATTCTCCCTTATTAAGTTTTTTGCCGAGTCTGGTGCAAACGAAATCTACAAGAGCTGCGCGAGTAGATTCAACTTCATCTGTTTGTTCGCCACCGATAGCGGGAACCACTTCTTCTGTTGTTTCTACATTTTCAAGAACCTCAGTGATGTCATTGGTTTCAACAACTTCATCAGCCTTGGCCATTTTGTCTTCTTTCTTTTTCTTCATCTTGAGCATATCTGTCATAGCGGCGAAAGTTTCGTCATTAACAGCATCAAATTTTTCAACAATGCTATCAAGATCGTTTTCTTCGAAGCCATTCTCGATTAGTGCAGCTTTTCTCATCATTTTCTTTTCTTTTTTCATATAAGCTGCTACTGCTTCATTAGCCTGATTTAATTGAGTTTCTAGTTCAACTATTGAGGCTTCCATTTTCTTCTTTTCTTCTTCCATTTTTTTCATCTTTTCTTTTTCGCCCATATGTTCTTTAGCAAGGGCCTCAAGTTCAGAAACTAATTTATCTTTCTCGGCTTGCATAGCGCTCATTAATTCTGTGTGTGAAGATTTGGTATCTTCGATTTCTTTTGTGAGTTGTACCACCGTTGCTTCTGCGGCCTTGGTGGCTTCTGAGCAATCGGCAACAGTGTTTTCAGCTTGTTCACTCATTTGATTATTCTCCGTTTGTTCGGTTGACTGAAAAATAGTTACACCTGATTTTGTAAAATCATCATTTTTTTCTTCTGATGATAAAAATTTAAATTCATCTTTGCTAAATATTATACTATCTGGATTGGCTGGTTTGTCAACATAACCTTTGCCAGAAAAAGTAATATTTCTTAACACTCTACCAATTCTATAATTTTCGTGTTCTCCAAATCCACCATATGCTCTAAGATATTTAGTTAAATAAGCAGTATTATTATCTCTGGCTAATACTTTAAATTCACCAGTTTGCTTATTAATTAAACCATAATCAAAACCCTTAAAAAAGCACTCCATACTAACATATTTTGTGCCATTTTCGATTTCACTGATGAGTTTTTCGGTACGCTCTCTTAGTTCTGGTTTTGTATACGATTTATAAATTACAGCACCAGTTAATATATGATATTTATTTGGTAAATTTTCTATTGGAGTATTTTCATCAATTAGAATACCATCTTGAGTAATTGGATAATTTGAAACAATATGGCCAATTATAATACCTTCATCATGTTCCAGATTGGTTGGTTTGTGTTCTGGACTATGACGAGCAGCCCAAACCTCGTCTTTGTCAAATATATCATCATTTTTATTCCAACTACTACTAACAAGAATAGATTGAGTATAGTATAAATCACTATCATCCATAGAAGCTAATGCTTTGAATGTTTTAGCTTTAATATTTTTATCACAAGGCTCTAGAGCAGCGGCATACGAGATACTAGCGTTAGTTCTTATGCTGTCGGCTACTCCATCATCGTATTCTTGTTGATAAATAATCATAATTAATTCCTATATTTTAGCGAAGAATAAAAGGAAGACTTAATAGATCTAATTTCTTCAGTATTTAATTGTCTATCTAGTTCATTATTAATTTGTTTTATCCAAAAATTTAAACTATTTAGCATCTCTGAAGTTTCGGAACTATTAACTCTCGCTATTGCTGAATTTACACCATTTTCATCTATTTTAGTATTTGGTTCAATATTTAATAAAATTTTAGTCTTAAAAAGATCTAATTCTTTACTTTCTTGTGCAGATAACTTTCTAAGATTATCTTTTCCATAAAACTCTAATAGCATAGGATTTACTATATCACTAATTTTATCTTGAGCTTCATTAGCCCATAACGCTAGAGACGCTCCGGTTTGTGGGGCAAAATCTTTGGTTTTTCTTTGAGAACTATCTTTGCTATTTCTTGGGCGACCTTGACCAGAAACTCCTATTGGTGAAGTATTACCAATTTTAGGAGCTGATGGAAATTCTGCTTTCATTTGAATAGCATTTTTCTCTCCACGTTTATTTGGTGCAAGTTCCAAGCCGACCTGACTTGGTGTTGCTACGCCAAGCTGTAATGCTATCTTCTTAAGATTATTTTCAAAATTAGCATCATAATAAGGACCAGCCTTTGGTACCATGCGTTCACCATCTCTATCTCTGGTTTCTCTATTAAGTCTATATTTTTCCATACTAGGATCAACGCCAAATCTCATTTGTAATAGTTCATCACTAATTACATTTCTATCAGCTAGTTGAATCAATAATGCTTTTTCAGCATCTTCATTACTAAGATCCATTCTGTCAAATTCAATTTTAGCTGGATATTTAAATCCCATAGACTTTTGAACAAGCTCTAACTCTTTTTCCCAAAAACTAACTAGAACATCACGACCATATTGCAGACGTTGTGTTAGTGTTTTAAGACTAATAAAGTTATTCGTGGTTCCTGCTGCTCCAAAAGTTCCTGTTAAGGTTGGTGGAATACCAAGACCAGCATAAACACTATTTAAATGTGGCTTGTATTTTTCTTCACCTAAGAAGTTATGTACGCTTGTGTTACTCTCTAACAATTCAATATCTGGACCCCATACAAGATCCATTGTGCCACCACCAACATTATTACCAAGAATAGCTGATAGTTTAGAAGCAGCGGCTTTTGTGGGAGCAATTTTATGTTCAAGACTACCCAATTTGAAAATACGAATATTAGATACTGCTCCATCAAGAGCACACATATCTGCTAATTTTAGTTTTTCTAAGATAGTAATATCATCCATGATAGCGTAAATCATGGGATAAGCCCATACCTGCCAATCGTCTTTCTTATAATGAAAAACTAAAACCTTATCAGGGTTTAATACGTATGGCTTTTTTGTTTTAGCTGCTTCGAGTATGTCTTGTGGTAGTTGAGAAACTATATTTTTTTCAGCATCATTTTTTGGAGCATTAATTGTTCTTCTTAAATTAGATGGTAAAGTAACTCCATATATTTTTTTACTAGCAAATGAAGACAATGCTCCGCCAAGAACATCAACATATACAGGATCTATGAAAGTATATTTCCATGGAATTTCTTTTTTTCCGAGTTCTATATCGTCATATTCTGGATTAACAAGATCAGCAGCAGCAGTAGCTTTATACATTCTATCAATTGTTTTAGTATTAATTTTTGCTGTTTGTCTAGATACAACTATATTTGCTGATCTATATAAGTTATTTAAAAATCTTTCACTACGATCTTTACCACTAACTTTTTTAAACCATGCTTTATAGAATCTTTCTACTCTTTTATTTGGATGTACAACTCTTATTCCTTGACAAGCAAAATCACCCATAAGATCAATAACATTCTTAACTAAACCAACTCTTTGATAAATATCATCTGCTCTTCTTATAACATTTTTAATCTTATTAGGAACAGCTTCTTCTGGCCTAAAAGCATAGTAGTCAGATTTAGTTAATCCTGGACGACCATCAACATTACTATCTAGATTAGAGAAATCTGTGCGTGTTCTACGACCAACAGATTTTTCAATACCATTATATTCGGCTAAAGATTCTGAAGATAATCTAAGAGCTTCTTGTTTACTCTGAAGATCATCACCCCATGTAACGTAAGCTTCTTCATTTTGAGTAGCAGCATCTTGAATTATTTCACTTTTAGGATATTTTTTGCTCATATTTTTTTAATGTATTTATAATGATATTGTAATACTATTAACTAATTTACACCATTAATCTCTATATATTCCACCATAAATTCCTTCTTGATTAGCAGCGGATGTGAACCAGTCAGGACCTTTGTATAATTCATCTTTTTGTTTGGATTTTGGCATTTGTCTCAAATTTGCTCCAATTATATTGTAGTCTGGAGAAGCTAAAATTCTATTCATTTGTCTTGCTAACATATTAGCTATTACTAATGCACTATATCGGTCTTTTCTTAATCGTCCTTTTTTGCCTTGGGCCGATTTTACTTCAGGAGTATCCCACCTATCACGACCACCAGAGCCTGAACTTGTGTGGCTCATAACTATAGTAGTTAATTCATTTTTTAATTCTTCTATTTCTAGAATACATTCACTTAAAGTATCATATAATGGATTTAAATCAGTATCTACTAGACTTCTACCTTCTTGCTCAATAGCTAATCCTAAAGTAAGATTATCAAATCTTGGAAATAGTAAAACTTTATCTTCTAAATCTTTTCTAAGACCATGATTAGCTTGAGCTGTCCAGTCTGCTTTGGCAAATTGAACTAATTCTAGTATATGTAATCCAGCCTGAGAATCGGTATCTTTTGCTTTATCATAATCGATTATTGGCCAAATTAATTTTTCTCCTGATTTCAATTTATCCGGGTCATGCAAAGCTTCTTCAATAGCCACACCTCCACCCTGAGCATCCATACCAATTCTTGCTGGAGGAAAAGTTTGCATTAAACTACGAATTTTTCTAGCACAGAATCCGTAGAAGTCGTGTTCATCAACAAGTCCAGTTTTTTGACGTTCTTTGAAATTATTACGATTAGTAGTCCAGCAATAAACAATCCTACTATGATCTGGATGTAGTTCTAAAATAATAATACTAAAATTATCTTGTTCACTAGCGGGATCGATACCGTATATATATTGCTTATCTGGATCTCCTTTAATTTTAGCATCAAAAACTACTCTGCCACTATTTGGTAGATAAATTTCTTTAGCATCCCCAACAACGCAACTTTCTATTAAACTTCTCTTAAAAAATCCATCGCTATCAGCAGTAAAACATGCGGCATATTCCATATTATAAATACCGCTATGAATAGTTGCTTTGGCTCTAGCAACTTGCTTATCATCCATGAATCCAATTGGAATTAATTCGTAAGGCATACGAACAATACTATAATCTTTCCAATTAAAATTATCTGGAACTTCGCCTTTAAATATTTCTTCTAATTTACGCTGATCTCCTTGACTCTCAATTATAGCTTTGTATCTTCTCCAATAACTTGCAAAATGTTTAAATGCATAATCTGCTGTGCCACTAATAATAGCTTGATTACCCATCTTTTGTTCTAGTTGTTCTAGTTCTTCGTTCCAAAGACCAGCATCTTTCATAGCCTTCTTTTTAGCTTCTTCTTTAACGTTTTGTATTGGACTAGCACTAACAGCAGCGAAACCAGATACTACAGTCTCGTAAATATCAGGACTAATACTCGCAAATTCGTCAGCGATAATAATGTGCGCTCTGAGACCTCTAATTTTGCTACCATCGCCCATAGGAATAGCAACTGCCCAACTGTCTCCTAGTCTTATAGTGCATCTATCAACATCTCTTCTTGGTCCATCATCATTACTATTGAATATGCTACGCAATATACTGCTATTTCTCCATATATTTTCCATATATTCGAAAATAATTTTACTTTGTCTAAAAGCAGCACCAACAATAACTATCTTAGTCCCAGGATTAAAAATACATCTTAAGACTGAATATAGGGCTAAGAGGAAAGACTTACCCCAACCACGACTAGCAATATACATTGGAAACGGTCTTTTCCAGAATTCTTGTAGAATAGCTATTTGTATAGGATGTAATTCAATATCAAATAATAATTTACAAGTCATACCAAAGTATTTTGGATTTCTCATCAATTTGATTAGATGCAAATCTGGATTCTCTATTTCCTCTTTGCTACGACCAATCATGTGATTCTCCGGAATGACTATTTTGGATAAGTCACCCAGATTCAACCATGCATCATCGAATACGTGTTTATTCTTTATTAGAGACATATTGATCGTATACCCTTTTCATTATAGATAAAGCTGTTTTTTCAGCCCAACTAGCACATCCACAAAAGATAACATGTATATTATGATGAACGCTAAGTTCTGTAACAAATTTCATAATAAATGAAGGAGGTATCTTAATTTTATTCCATAGTTTTTTAGGCACATCGCTACCTATTGGATAATTCATCATTTGATCATAATTGCATTCTATTAATATATAGGCATGTTTATATGACTTCATTCTTTCTATCACATCTTTAAATCTTTTTTCCGTCATATTATTTGCTAGTTCTGCTATTCCTTTTTTACGCTCTATACACAATATATTTTCTAAACCTTCTATAGAATAATCTCCAGTATCTAATTTACGATTAGCAGTAGAGTGATAAGGAAACTCCCAAGGCTGCTGTTCTCGTGTATCTACGATGATAGTAAAATCGTCACTCATTGTTTACTCGCTATTATTCTCATAAAAGTTGGTGCATATGTTTCTTCCATACCCTTTATCATATCATGATGATATCTACAAAGAGAGATGCCATTTTGTACAACAAATCTAAGCCCAGGAAATTCTGCCCAGTTTTTTATATGATGCGCATTTAATTTTTGTTTCATGTTACAGTTGGGCCATTGGCACTTAAAACCATCTCGTTTATAAACACTTGTTCGCCATTCGATATATTTGGGGTCTTTAAAGTTACGTCGCATCAGATACACTTTCTGGAGTTAAGAATGGCTTATCTAATGTTTTATCAGCATATGAATGGTACTGTTGAAGATCATTAATAGCTTTTTGTGTGGCCATATTAATAATTTCCATTTCACGACCTTCTCGCTCTCTAATTTCTTCGTCTTCTAACATTCTTATTAATCCTACCCAGCTACTTTTACCATCTTCTATTCTTTTGATACGTTGCTCTCTTGTAGCCTTAAGATCTTTACTAATTTTTTGTTGCTCACCCAATAATTTGGTATATTCATTAGTATAATTTGCGATACTATTTCGTGCAAAACTTAATTGAGTTTCTAAATTTGCTAGTTTCGGAATATCTCGTTGATCTTCTGGTTTTTCGTATTCTTTATCTACTTGACGTTGCAACCTTTCGGTTTCTGCTATATGACGCTTACGCTCTTTCATACTTCTATTAATTAGAATATCAATCGTTATGAATTGCTTGATTTGTAATTCTTCGGCTGGTAAAACATCTTCTCTAAATTGTCTTATTAAATTAATCCATATATTTTCAAAGTATTCTAATTCGCCACTTTCATTATCAAATTGTTTCTGAATTTCTCCCCAGAATGTTTTACTATGTAACTTAGTTTTTAGATACTGCTCATCATTAAGTATAGAATTATCTTCTAATAATCTATTTTCAATAACATATCGTTTAATAGGAGCGGGATTTCTATTGAGTTGCTCCGCTATTTCTTCAATAGTTAATGATTCTATATTATCTGTTATAAATTTTTCTTCTTCTAAACTAAGCTGTCCACGTTTTTTAGTCATGATTATATTCCTGTAAAATTTGACTAATATGATCCTGTAATTTTTTAAGATCTTGCTTAGACACTTTCGAACCACCTTTAAGTTTTAAATAGATTTCTCTATATTTGGTATGAATTTTATCTTCTATTATAGATAGTAGTTCATTATTAGATATAAAATCAAAAATATTATTATTAGATTTTAAGTCTGTATCTGAATGGTCTATGTTGGTTGGTTGCATGATGTTCTTTTTTGTAGTATTTCGATCAGACCACTGACTGTAAATCGAACAATCATTTTTATTTAGAAATTTAGCGCACTGATTAGCGCTTTTTTTAAACTTAGGATCAAAGAATGGACAACCGACACAAACATTGTCTGGTCGGAAATAATTATCTCTTTTGAAATTAAAAAGACGATTTCTTACATGAGTCCACAAAAAGTTTTCTAATGGTCGCTTATTATCGTAATTTTCTAATCCCTCAAGCGCAAAAATAGCAGCTTGTTGTTTCATATCCTCTATTTCATGATATCCAAATTTAAATTTATAAATTAATTTTTTGCTAATATTCTCTAAAGCTTGTAAAAAATCTTCTTCTTTAACTTTCTTTCTTTTAAATATGTCATTCTTTTTTTGATTCATTATTTTCTGCTAATAATTCATCTATACTTTTATTAGACGCATTTTCTGATTCTAAATCTTTTTGAATATCTAGATCCTCAGAAGCTGTGACTTTGAGTGTTGATGGAATGAAAATATCGATATTATCTATATTGGCCATAATTTACCTCGTATTCTTATTATACTCAATTAAAATTAAAAGACAAGGATATAAAAAATAATAATTTGAGATTTGGTATTTTCAAAATTGATCTTATTATATAATCACTTGCTTGTACTAATTACACTAATTAAAAGGAAATGGTGATTTATGCCAAAGAACTATAGAAAATGGACACCAACAGATATTCAATTCATTGTTGATAATCATAATATGCTAGATAAGGATGTGGCTGTTAAGCTCAGTCAAATAACTGGTCAAAATATAACTCCTAGCATGATTAGACGTCAACGACGCAAGAGTGGTATTGCTAAAAAGCGTGGTCGTCCATCAAAAAATAATTTTCACCCAGTTACAAATGATAACCCATGATAGATCAAGAAACCTATGCTAAATCATTAGCAAAATTAGAAGAAAAAGAAAAAGCAAATAAAATAGCTTTTGAGAATGGTCAAGCTTTCATGAAGCTGTATGGAGAAACTATACAAAAAGCTAAAAATGAAAAAAGACAAATATTTTTATTATTCACACTGTCTGGTTGTGATGGTTGTAATGTATTAAAATACACAATAGAAAACGATAAACAAGTTCAAAATTATATGAATAAATATTTATTTTTGAATTGTGATATTTCTAATACAAGAACTAATTTAACTGAAAAATATAATTTATATTCGTACCCAGCCTGTTTTATAATTGATAGTAATGAGAATATAGTTAAACAACGAATTGGATGTCCTATAACAGGAGGTGCGTCTAGAAATCTTATTCATTGGATGATTAGTAAATAACTATATCA